CCGTAGCCTCCGCCGCTGCCGCCTGTCACTGTGAGCAGTAATTGATCAGTAGTCGTTAAGCCATAAAATCCAATATTATTGCTAATTGCGCCTGTACCTGTGCTTACTGCTGTGTCGAGGGTTAAGTTGAATTGACCTAACTTAGCATATATAGCTTTCCATACACTATATTCACGAGTAGAGCCTGCGTTTGCATTCATCTCTACTGTTAACGATCCGCCTGAATTAAAGAAATATCTAGCGTTGTCAAAACTATCAAAATCAAATGATGTAATCGATTGTATTTTAGTTTTCCAGCTAGAAGTTCTGATATCGCTGCCAGATGCCCTGACTATTGTTTCAGCTGCATTAAGTTTGTTCTTATCAGTATCGGCACTACGGGTCAGACTTAACAAATCATTAAACTGCCCGGCATACAACTTGTTAGTTTTAACTGAGTCGGCCAATGATTGATCGCCTGCCTTGAATCGTGTAATAGGAATCAGCGCATCGTTAGTATTGATAACTGCAATTTGTAGCCTGTCTGCTAATTCATTCCACTGTGCAGCGGTAATGATATCAGCTGCTGGGCCGTTGCCGTGCACATACGGAATCGACGACTGACCCCAGCCGTATTTCATATTAGCAATAGTTGCAGGGTCAGAAGATGGCTGACTACTGACGTATGCATCGCCAAATATTTTGTTAATGTGTCCTGCTAGGTCATTGTAATCTTGTGCAGTTACAATCGACCCGGCAGTTTTGTTTACCGGAATAGTCACGCTGTATCCTTAGGAGAATTGAGCAGCCACTGCAACACCACGTACTTTGTATGCATCGCCGTCTGTTCTTGGTTCAGCACTCATATTAATACCAGGCCCGATTGTAGGGAATGATGTTAATGTAATCGATGCCGCTGTGTTAACTGCGTCTGTCTTTGGAGTAAATGTACTGTCGCTACTAATTAACATTACTAGTTTACTATTTGCATAATGTGCTAATATGTAATGTTGAATATCAGCTGTATCTTTAATAATTAAAGACTTAACCTGTGTACCTCTATAGTGAGATTCAACTACACGCCACACATTGTTGATGTCATAAAAATATAACTGATCTTCTTGTGTGTTGTACCATAATTGGCCTGCTAATGGATTAGCGGGTGGAGTTACGTTTGAGAAATTCTCTAGCATATTAACTAGATTCTCTGCCATAATTTCGCCGTAGCCTGGGAAGTTCTTACCTACTAAACGAATACTGGTAGTAACATCAATTTCGCCATCGGGTACAGAAGTCAGCAAGTTTCCGTTTGTTTTGTTAATTTCGTATGCCATTGTACTGTTGTCCTTGTATCTCTTTATTTATTTTAGCTAACACGTATTCTTAGTGTATATCGTACTCTGAACAATCTGTTTGCAGATTTTTGTACAGGGTGGAAAATAATGTGACTTAACAATAAACCAGAGTTTAATGTGTCACCCTTGTTCTTAAGGCCAATTTCATCAAATACGAAAGCACCGTTAAAGTCTGTAGCATTATCTAATGCATCTTGACTTACTGCGGCTAAGTTGAATGTAGTATCAGTTATAGTCGGTTCCGTATAATCTAGTACTGCATTCACGATAATATCAGTGTAGCTTAACCCAGTTAAGTGAGCACTAGAAATGTAATTCTTTGTCGGATCTGTATTGTTTGGATCGTTTGCCTCTACTACTTTAAAGTATGTAGGGTTATATAGTTCAGCACTGCTGCTGGTTACACGCGGGGCATTATAAGTTATAATACCCAAATCATTAATAACTGTACCGCCGTTACCAAAGTGTATTTCATATACTGTACCGCCGTTATTAGCCATACCCATTGCAAGGGCGACACTGATGTTCTCCGGGTTAATTGCATTTCGTTTATCCACGAGCACTTCACCGGATACATCATCCCAAATCTTTAAGTGTCCTTCGACACCAACGTTAATATCTTCTACAAACATAATAAGCCTCTTTATATCAATATTTATACAATTTAAATACCCTGTTCTTCGAGAATCAACGCTGCACCACTATTAGTTGAGTGTTGCAATGTTTTGCCGAGATCATTGTACATTAAATTAGTATTTAATGGGGCTGGCAACTCTATACCGTTATGGCTAATCCTGCCATACGATGTATTGCCTTCGGCATTAACATTAACTACGAAGGAGTATAATGTTGTACCGTACTTAGTGATAACTTCAATGCTAACCGAGTCAGTCACTGATGTTTTTACTAATTCTTCAGATCCATTATCAGAATCGCCAAATCGTCCACTGCTTATGGAATTAGCATTAGCTACGCCAAATCGTCCACCAGTTATGGAATTAGCATTAGCTACGCCAAATCGTCCGCCAGTTATGTGATTAGCCTGTGCATTTCCAGTTTGATATCTGGCGTAAGACATTTCAATTTCGGGTGATGCAAAATCAGTTACACTAACTGTTGCAGTATCTAACGCCGATCGAGTATCGATTACTTGTCGGACTTTAGTCCTGTACGGTTTGACTTCATTGATATAATCAATGTATTGCTGTACTTTATCTTTTACAAAATACGGAGTCTGTTCTAAGTTGTCAACATCTAAGTTATCAATATATAAGTAAGAGCTCTTTGCAATCCAATCAACTGCATCATTTTCACTGAATATGTAACGAACCATATCAAAGAATAGTCTGTTGTAGTTAATAGAGTAATCGCCTACGAAAATATCTTCACGCATAGCAGTAACAATCTCGCCAAACTCTACACCCGGCTCGTTGTCCCAGGCTGCGAAATCCCACGGAGCTAAGTCCCACGAGAATTGCTGCTTAATGCTGTTAAACAAATCTTCAGTAAATTGTATAGTGGCATTCTTTTTGTATACTAGTACACGTTGATTGCTTATAATTTGATATATTGCATAGCGTGATTGATTCTGTACTAGGACATAGTCGCCTTCACTTACTGCATTCATATCAATATCTGTTTCCAGCGCATATGTTTTAGCTACTGGCTTAAAGCTATTATATGAAGTAGATACAAAATCGACCACTGTATAGAACTTAGTAATGTCGTAGCTATGTGTTCCTTTAGTAATCGCAGTTAAGTGTTTACTCCACGCTGGAACAGATTCAAATAAATCCATCTGCGCTATTAGTTTATTTGCAGAAGCAATAAATGTTCTACGTGCAGAATTTCTATCCTTAATCCAAGTTTGCTGGACAGGACGAATTTGATTACCGTATCTGTTATACTCGTCTAATCTATAATTAGGAACATCGCGACGACTTTGTATTTTAATAATGTTGGCACCTGCTATGTTAGGCGGTAGCAATGTGTAGTCATATAGTTGATAGAACGGACGCGATGAGTATCCCGCTGCAATGTCTGCTGCGTTCATAGTTCTGAATACCCTATAGAATGTGCTATCGGATTCCCTATAAAATACTTCACCAGCACTATATAAACGTTGGTTATCAAAATTAGCCCAAGTCTGAGTTTGTGTGTTCCTATCGAATCCGGCCAAGCTATCACGTAAACGGCTGTGTAACCATTGCGGAACAGATGTTACACTATCGTTCTCACGCAATAGCATCCATTGGCTATGTACTTCTGGCTTTAATCCCATATTGTTATCAGCATAGTCCGCAAATTGCATTTGCAGCGTAGTGCTATCATTATTCAAGAACTTACTTGCGCCAGATACAATTAACGCATTTTTTGCAATAGGTGCTGCCCACGCAATACCCATATCGCCCGGATTCTGAATTATTGCTGCCACGCCGGCGATGCTTAATGTTTTATCTGGGCGGGCCGATGATACTGTATCAATTCCCTTAACCCAGAAATAATATACTGTACTCAACGTTCCGTCTGCATTAACAGTTTCTTTTGTTGCGTAGCTGTATAATGTCTCTTGGTCGATAATTGTTACTTTAGCAGAGCCTACTGGTATAACATCGCCGATTGGCGTTGCACTAGAGCTAGCTTTATTATAAGCAATTGGATCAACTGAGCTAGAAATCCATTGGTAAATGTCAATACTTGCACCTGGGAATAAACGGCCCCAATTAGTATAACGGTATTCTAAGCTACCTTGTTCATAGTTCATAAACTTGCTGGTGCTTAGATCCCACCATACTGTGCCCACTTGATCGTCGGTCCACGCAGACATATCAGCTACATCTATCTCACTATTAGTGGATACAGAGTATGCTGCTGGGTCGTTACTACTTCTGATGTCAATGTTTGCACTAGCAGGAGTAGGAATAAATCCCTTGAACGGATCGTAAATATCTAATTCAACTAACTCACGATTAGTTGTTCTGTCGTATACTGTAATTGCACGAATTAATCCAGGATCAGTAAGTGCTTGCTCGGTTGCATACTGTGTCGCTGACACGGTTGCAGTAGTTCCTGTAATCTCGTATACTGTAAACTTGCCGGCAATATTATCAACATACGCTAGTTGATTTGTCACCCATTTATATCGTGGACTGTTCATTGCAGTATGTAAGTCAGCAAGAGATGCAAATCTGGTAGGTAACATAGGCAATACTTTACCTGTGGTTATTACAGACGAAGTAACTGCGTCAATGGTAACCGAATCAGCAGTAGCAGACAATACAATATGGATTCCATCAATTGTATCGGCATTTACTACCGTAATTATGTCGCCCTGTTGTAATGTATGTGGTGTTAAGAACGTTACAGTAACTGGTGCGGTAGGGGACACTGCGTCCGGAGTAATTGCTTCAATTGCAAGTCCGGTGTCTTGTACACCCAACATATTCCATCCCAATGGAACATTTTGATTAGTAAATCGGTTAGCATTGTTGCTATCAACTATGCTAGCATAATCTGCTACCCACACACGGTAATTAGTTTGCTCGCCTACTTTAGTCCATTGTGCTGAATCGAATGAGATTGTGTTAACAATCAATCCGCCATAACTATACACATTGCCCTCATAGCGGACCAGGTCATTTAATTTATACACTACTCCTGCTGTCCACTGCGGTACGCTAGTCAGGGCAGTCAAGCTAGTATAGATATCTTTTAAGTTATCAATCGAATCTGCTGCAAGGTCTGCGTCACCGCGGACTGCATATCCTGCATTAACTGTATCTGTACTGTACACAATTTCAGTTGTGCCACTTACCGACGGACGCACTGCAAAGGTAAAATCGTTCTTGTTAACTGGCTTGTATATCCATCGAACGTCGTCTGATGGCATATCAATGACCCTATCTAACGGAGAATCTAAATTCTTTGCATATGACAAATCATCTGGATTAAATGTGTAGCTAGTATCAAATCTAATTAGCTGTTTTACTTCCTTAAAGTCGGATTGCTTTAGTTTAAATTCCCACGAATTTATGCTGTTGATATTACCAAACTCGCCCAACTTAAACATCCATTCTTCGTCAGCTAATATACTGTCCAATGAACCTTCTGTTGTTGCACTACGTAAAATCTTACTAAATGCGGCTGGTGTGCCTTTTTGTCGGATAACTGCTTTAGTAAATTCGAATAATGTATTTTGATTATCGATTAAATTAGCAATTGCGCCTGTATTCTCTATGCCGATTGAATGGCGAGCAGTCTCAGTTAAGCGAGAATTCTGTGTAGATCCTTCCGCTGCATAGTACCTATCGCTAATGTCAGCAATAGTTCTATCGAAGTTACCGATAATCTTATCGCCATTTAATAAGAAGCCAGGGCTGTATGTTGTACCATTCCAGTCGCGTGTACGCTGACCGACATATTTTAAACGATATTGTTTTAATCTATATAACGGATTATATACAGTGTCACCGAAGTTAGTTATATTATCAAATACTACTGCGTGTTCTAATTCCACTAAATCAATAACAACACCAAATACTCCTTGCCCAGTTACTTTGGAAGTAAGGGTAAACAGTCCGTCTTGTGTTCTGTCAAAATCTAAATCACTTAGTGCAATATTTTTAGCAGATTCGCCCACTACTGGGTTGTAATCAATTATTGCAGTATAGTCATCAACTGTACCGTAACTATGCGAGTATTTTAATAAATCGCTCATAGGGCTAAGTGCAATGAAGCTGCCTATCGCCCATTTACTATCGCTCCAGAACATAAATTGTTTGCCGGATAGTTTAAAATCCAAAATGCCATCTTGGTTAGAGTCGTACTGGTCAAATATGAAACCACGCTCTATCATAACCTTATTAAGGCCAGCAAAGAAATTATAAACGTCCTGGCGCGAAGTAAACACTGTGCCGTACGGTATTGTCGTGGTAGTAGTCGCAAAATCATATACGTCTAGAATATCAACATTATTAAATGTCGATGCTTTGCTCCTTGCACCCTTGCGTGGCAAGTATACAGTAAAGAAGCTATTAACTTTATCGTAACCCTGTAATTCATAACCAGTGCCAGTCCATATGACTTTAACTCCGCTATAGAAGTCAGTATTATATGTTGCGCCTTTATACAAGTGAATACTAAAATTCTCTTCTGGTATAAAGTTGCTGCCGCCAATTTGCTTTAGTGTATCTGCTTTAAATCGTAGTGTACGCTTGTCAGCATATCCGCCGACTTTATACATTAATTGAACACTACCATTATTAACCACGTTGTAGTAATCAGTCTCAAGATTTTTATTCTGTGAAATAATATAATCTGTTACTAGCTGATTAATGCCGGACTTATTAACATTACCTTGACGGTGTAGAACAAATTCACTCACGGACTTACGGCGGCCAAACTCTTTTGATATAATTTGAGATTCATCTGCACCGGTAATACTATCAAATGTATCAAAGTTATCACCCAAGAATGTATTAGGTGCAATTGCATAATTCCATATAGCTGTTGCCCATTGGAATCCTGCACTGCGTCTCCACGCAGATTCTTGATTACCTAAGTCGCCGAATTTCCACGGCTGGACTGCTGCGTCGGACCCGGGCAATTGACATATAGTAGCGGCAATCGGGTCAAGTAATTCGCCTGCTGTGCTTACCGGAAACACTGCATTAGGTCGAGCAAACTCTATACGCATTGTAACTGGTGTGCCTGGTTCAGACACAATCCCACTACGTAATGCTGCTTCTAGATTAGTACGTAAATCGGCATCGGTCCAGCTATAGTTAGTTGCCCACCATTTTGGCTCAATTCCATAACCTAACATTTCCCACGGACGTAAGTGAGGCGCCTCGGTATCGAACAAGTATGAATAAATTGCTCTCCAGCTTCCGCCCAGTGTGTTAGCCGGTGATGTATAGTTCCAAGTAAATGGATTACCTGCATCATATCCAATATTGTCCATCGAAGCAACACTGTTGTCGGTTGCCCAATTGGCATAGAATTGATTCAAGAATACATTCTTATCTGCTAACGTTGCGGCAGTTTTACGGTACTGGCCTGGCTCGTTTAATCGTGTATCGAGTTCTGCGTGGGTCGCCCCGAAGAATACTCTGCGTTCAAATTCTAAAATTGCACTGTCAATATATGTGTCGTCAAATGATGTAATTTCTGCGCCATCGTGACATAGTATGTATTTGCGTTCACCGCGGGTATTATCTGTATAATGTTGAGGAAATCGCATTGCAGTAATGCCTAATTTAGCAAGACTAGGTGGCACGTAGCTACCTTGTGTGCTGGCATAGACTCGGATTACGATTGCGGCATCCTTGGCAGGTGCTGCGGCAAACACTACATCAGTTTCGCCGATGCTAATGTTATCAACTAATATACCGTTCACGTAAACATATACGTGGTCATTAAACAGATTGCCGATAGTTACATTGGCATTATGCTTGAATGTAGTAGTGACTGTGTTACCTGTATAACTATATTCTAATTTGTTATTCCATAATACCATTCCGCTATTAGCGTATGGGAATGTAGGATTCTTACCGACGTTTAATTGGCTTAATACTATATCCACTAAGTCGCGTGGCAACATTGTAGCAGTATCTAGCGATTGATTAACTTGCTGTAGCTTAGAGATAAACTTAGTTCTGTATGAAGCAAACGACTGGCCTGCTTTAGTTAATACAATATATGGATCAATTCCGCCAGCTAATAATAGGCCGGGTAATAATGAACTGTGATTATGCTGTTGAATAACATAACCTAGTCCAGTATTCTTAGACGAATCGTAATATGTGTTTGCACCATACGACGGGCCTGTTACTGTTGGTTGTGCAGAAATAGTTGATACAAAATGTTCAAATACTTTGCTAAAACTTGTTTCGTAAATACTTCCGTTATCTGCGTTTGCTTCGACGGTATTGTGAGTTGCATACACACCACTTGATGTGTTGCTTACAAACATTAACTCAATGATATCATTTGTCGCTAATGTTGCGATTTCAACTGCATATGTGCCGTCTGAGTTAATAGAAATAGTGTAGGCTGTTCTATCTAACTTATTACCATTCAGACGTACTTGCAACGAGCGAGCATCTTTAAATGGGTTAACTAATTGAACAACGTGCGATGTGCCTGCGCACTCGTAGTACATATATTCGCCGTCGACATTAGTTGCGTCAAGGTTAGTTTCAATTGTCAGTGCGGTACCGTTATTAGTAATACCGGTTGCTAACTGATTAGTCTTGTTACGAATAGTAAATGGCTGGCCGGTGTAATTGTGGATAGTTGCCTTAGCAGAATATCCTACCGGGAACACTAAATGTCCCTTAACTGGATCCCATAGTTTTACTGAACCATCTTTAGACACAATGTTAAATTGTAATCGACCGTTGCGTAAAAACGCTTGGTATTCGTAACTCGGCAATACATCAGATGGCACTGACATTGTATTGTCAGTAGTCATATCGACCACTTTACTAATACGTTGGAATGTCAATGACTCTTCGCTGTTACGCACCCAGCCGTTTGATAGCACACCATTGATACTAGTGTAATAGTTACCTGGAATAGAAGACTTTCTGCCGGCTCTCTCGTAATACAAGGTCGGAGTATTTTGTGTCCAATTGAATTTTAAGTTAGCAAAGTTCTTAGCATACGGACTTGCATTATTTAAAATGTCATAGTTAGTATCTTCGTAGTCTACATTAAATCCTAATTCGGCATCTACAAATGTGCCAACTTTATATTGGAATACTGTGCTGCCAGTAAAGTTATTATTCTTATATACTGTAGTATCGTCGAGGCGGATACCCCGATAGTCATATAATGTAAACAGTGGAAACTGATTACGCGATGTCTTTTGTTGTGCAACTATCCAATTGGTTCCATTAAACCACAGTTCTTTTGCTGCATATGTTGCGCCGCTATGAGTTAATACTGTATTACCTATCGTCGGTGCCTCGCTAAATGTTAGCACAATACTTGCACCTACACCGCTCACAGTTGCAATTTTGTTATTAATTGTTAAGTCGGTATTGTTAGTAAACAGTACGCGGTGATTATTTTGAAGATCAACCCCGTCTACAATTGCAGATACACTACCAGAGATAGATGTAATAGCAACATTGTCTGCAATTACATCAGCAGGCAACACACTAATGCTGCCGTGATTCATTAGTTCCATACCAGCAGTGAATTCAATAATAGGACGCTTTGCTCTGCTAATAGATAATGCTGCTAACTTAAATTCCTGCCCCAATGACGCAAAAGTAGCTTCGATTGCATTAATATGGTGCCACTGATTGACTCGGCTCCACGCATTCTTGTTGCTTGCGCCACGTTGCATCACAATGTACTCGGCTAAAATTAATCCCGGATGTGTTGCATCCCAGGATGCCATATCGTAAGAAGTAGTGTCCCAGCCTTCAGGAACATTTAATATATACGGTACTTGCGGATTAGTGTCAGTTGCGGATAGCAATTCGATACTGGACCCAACACCGCATACTGTAAAATATACAGGCCGGTTAATAACTTTAATACGCACGTGCAACGTATTCAAGTCTACCGAAGCAAGAGCGCCTTGAAGGGATAAACGGATTACACCTGGAGAAACTTCAAACCAGTTTCTGTGAGTTATATTACCTGCTGCATCTTTTTGGAACTCCGGTACAAATGTGTTACGTGATACTGTATGCGGGCCGTAAAAATTCTCAGTTGAGGTATATGTACAGTCGACTTGTATTTTGTAATCTTGACTAATCAAACTACTTACATCCATTAATGGTCCGCCTGTTAACGCAATGAATGAGCGTTCTGCATCAGGCAAAGTAACATATTTCTTGTCGGCTATTGAATTCTTAGTAAAGAACACTTTCATTCCATCGTGCAGGGCACCGGCATTAGTCGAGTATGCTGCTTTTCCTAAAATGTAATTAGCAATGTCTGTGTCGCCTGTTATCTCAATAGCAGGCAATCCTTGCGGTAGCCAGTAGTACTGACCAAAGTTGACAAACTTATCTACATCAATATTTGGGCTCCAGCTATAGTAATTTGAATCTAAATTAGCAGGAGAAAATTTACTGTATTGATCTTTATATTTCTGTAACAGATCAGCATATGCCAATGAATGAGAAATTGCTCCACTACTATCAGTAGATACAATACCCGTGTCTAATTGATAGTCTTCTCGGGCACTGCGGATTTCCGTCACATACGGATCTTTTGCAGGATTAAACACTGTTCCGCTCTTACGGCCAACATATGCATTGATATCTTCTGCAGAACCTTTTGACAATAACGGATCTAATGTTACATTAAAGAACTTCTTGTTAGTAGTAGTTTGATGATACTTAGGCAGGAACTCGACAGAATTAATTTGTTCTGTCGGTGCTTCGTTCGGTACAGTTGTATTTTTTGCAACTACAGGAGTTGCTTTAAACTTATCGTTTGCCATCATTTACCTATTCTAATATTTGTATCTGTGAGTTGATTAATAATATCAATGTCAGCTACTGTCGAGCAGTTGGCAAATAGTTCGTCTGCGTTAGATGCAACTTGGAATAACTTACCAAATGTGCCGGCGCCTGTGACTGGCACAATAACAATCGAACTAATACTACCAGCTAGTCTTGTATGTATATACGCTGCCAGCTCTGTGAAGTAAAAAGTCTCGCCGAATGTCCAATTTGTAATATCAAAGAAACTATCAATTGCTGAAACTACTTTACTTTTAATTTCATTATCATTCAAACTTGTACCTGCCATTTTAACTACTTTAAATCGTGCCTGTAGCTCAGTGCTTGCTAGTTTGCCAAACATTAGCTTATACTTTGCAGGGCGGAATATAATTGTGTCGCTACTAGTTTTAACTAAGTCTAAGTCAGCAAACTGTTGATTCATTGCCACTGTTGTAGGAGGCAGCGGGCAGTTTACTGCGGTACCGTCATTCTTAATCCAGCGACGGTACTCAGTGTCGTAGTTCGCACTGAGTACAAACATATCAATAATGTTAATCATAGCAGGGTCAATGCGTTCGTTGCTTTCCGCAGAGTGTTGCCACTGTGCAATCAATCCTGTACGACCAGGAATTGCGCCCGTAGTAGATTCTGCTACTGTTGTATTAATGATACCGTTGCTAGATGTGGTAACTACATTAACTAATGTATTTCCCACAAGTTTCTCAAATGTATATGGATCGTCTGGTAAGAAGTTCGAATCATTGTCTGCAATTTTAACAATTACTTTACCATTATCGGTATATCCATCGTCGTTTGTAAAGTAACTTGCAACTGGGAATGATACCGGAGCACCTATCATTGAAGCATTGTCCGGTGTTGTATTAATTTTTAAAAACTTAATAATGTCTGATTTAATAGATGCGACTGATCCGGACGATTCCAGAAAGTTAATATTACCGAATTTCAATTTAGAATCGCTGCCGACGATATACTTTAATATTTTCTGTCTAACAACATAGCTACCATCTTGGAACGTAACATAATACAACCAGCTAGCATCTAAATTTTGGCCCGTGCTGTCGCCCGACTTAGTTAGACTAAAGAATGTTGATTGATTAATATTATCGGCAGTAACTACGACATACGACTGCGCAAGGTAATCATATCGAATAGCAAAACTATTTTTAAGCTGAATCTGATTCGCAATTGCGGCGGCTTCGTTAGTGTTAAACTTTTTCTTGTACGCCGGGATTGCACGAGTAATCGTAGATGCAGATTCGATGTTTCTGGATAATACTATGCATCCGTCACCGGACGATTTCAATCCAGTGCTTACATCAGACACATTATCCAGTCCTAATCCACTTAGTGCAACTGATGCAACACTTGCCCAGCCGCTAGTGCCGAACTCTAATAGTGCGCCTGGCGCAATTTGGCGTAGTACATTAGAGTACTCGCGTGATCCTACTGCCGAAACTGTCACACCGTCTGCTTTTAAAAAGTAACCAGTACTTGTGCCTGCTACTGTGCTAACTTTTTTCCACGTTGTTGGCTTTGTCGAGAAGTCAACTGCCGGGTAGTTTGCATAGTATAAGTTCAGTGTGCCACCGCGTGTTAAATTAGATTCTATTTGTTGAACGATATCCTTAACATAGAACTGATTAGTTACTGCCAATGAAGATATTGCATAATCTTCTTGCTTGTAGATATACAAATCATCTGCGAGCATATCGATGCTTTGATATGTGCCAGTCGGATCCAATGAATCAGTATAACGACTGAAGCCACTATGAACTCGATTAACTGCTTTAACTTTAAGCACATCGGCGCTTTGTGTTAGTGGGTAAACTGTGTAATCTTCGCCGGTAACCATACGATCCTGCGTAGTATATGCAAGAGGTGCGTTACGTTTAATGCTTGCCAATGATTCTGCTGGACTGCTATTGTTAACTGTATATTCTAACTCTGCTACCATTGTCAGATACTGCTGACGTCCTTGTTTGTCGTAGTACGGACTATCCCAGGTAATGTTTTTCATATCAACTGGTTTGATAGTATATGCAAGGCTGTTACTTTTACGTGTCCATACTCGGATAACTCCAGTAGGTACATCTGAGAATAAGCCGTCGCCGAACTTAATACTAATCTTGTCATCGTCACGAGTAATTACGCTGTAAATTTTACGTTCGCCACGTGCATATGAGTTATAAACTACATTATTGCCGCTTACGTTAGGTACCTTATTCCAGGTTGTAATAACACTGCCGTCGCCGTTTACGCTCTGAACGTGCACGTCTGCTTCGTTAATTCCCGGAATATCTAAGTCAATGACACGATTTTCTACGTAATCATTAATCTGAAAGTCGCTTTTAGTAAGAGAACCTTGTTTGAATAATACAAAGAAGCCAGTGTTAGTACTAGTGTTGCCTGCGTTATCATTCCTGTATAATACATTGAATGTGCTATATGGATCAGGCACTGCTTCTTTGAAGTACTTTAAGTCAATGAAGTCACTGTTAGTAATCTCAAAGTTCTCATCAGTACCGCTAACGTTTGCGCTATATCCAACTGTTACGTTGTTACCTGTCACTGACGATAATGTATATTGTTGCGTAGTAACGCCGTCGATTGTGCCGGCCTTAATTGGATTACCGAACTTGTGATCTACATTCAATGCACTATTAAGGATAGTTACGAATTTTTCGTAGTTATCTGGATCGTTTACGTTGACCCATTGGACCAGCTTATTACTAAGGTCCTGGCCCATTGTGTCGAATACAGACTCAGTAGTCTTAATTGCTTTAATCTTTAGTAGGCCGCTCGCTGCGATGTTACGCTTTGGATTGTAGCTAAGAAACTGTGCCAAACGTAGTACACTATCCTTACGTTCCGCAGTATCGATAAAGTTCTCACGACTGTTTAAGTCAATACGGAATGCTAAGTTCTGTCCTAAGAACGCAATAAGGTCAATCAGTGCAACGAACTCGCTGCTTTGTACCCAATCGTTAAAATCTTCTGGATAAGATAGTCGAATATAGTCAACCATCGCAGAGCGCAATGTGTCAAAGTCGTACGCCTTGAAGTCGGCGTTTCTAAAACTCTGGTATACCGCTTGCCAGTTCTCTGCGGAAAATAAATTATCTTGTCTTGCTGCCTGCGTCATTATCTTGCCTCTTGTGCGTTTTTATCAAATGTTATTGATAAGGTATCTACTGATTCCATTGGATAGTAGTATACATCTACTGTCAGTAAAAGACCCTGTTCTACTTCGGTTATGTTTACTGACTGTACGTCAAATCTTGGGTCACTACGAATAATAGTTATTGCATCATCTTGGATGAGTGCCAATAACTCGGGTGTTAGCGGATCAAATAAGAAATCCCAAATAATGCTGCCGAATGTCGGTGCCATTACTCGTTCGCCCTTGCGGGTCATAAAATGATTCATCAAATCTGCTTTCGCAATCTCAATGTCATACAATGTATTTGACGGAGATGTGGTGGAAAACCCTGTATAAGTTAGTGAAGTTGCCATACGATTATTTACCTGTATAATTATATGTGTATTTAATGCTTGACGATAAAATCAAAATATAGTATAATGCAAGATTACTTTCACTGGAAATACTATGTCAATGCATTTAGAAAAACCTTACCTAACAACAACTGGCAAAAAGAAGGGTAAACAAAAGTTTGCAAGCGCAGAACATAAGCGCAAATTCGAACAGGCAGACGCAGATTGGAAAGCTCTCCAAAAGAAATGGGGTATCGAGGAGGATAGTCGCAAACAGAAACGTGCTATGTCGGCCGAGCCGTTAAGTGCATCATATAGCTTAAAAGTGCCCGAGGGGCGAAGCACTGCACATCTTAAGAGTTTAAATAGCGGGGCGGGGGTTGCTGTACTAAAGCCGGCCAATGTCTATACAGGCGATAAAATGATTGGAATCGGACAGCTACACAAATCAAATGCTGTACCTGTATTCCGAACCGAGGATGCAGTAGATATTGCAAGAATGCGCAGATAACAAAAAAGCCCCAATGGGGCTTTTTTTACGCTACTGCTATCTTGGGTAAGATAACTTTATCCTCTGGCCAACGTAAGT